AAATGGCGGAGGAGGAGGGATTCGATTAAAATTAGAAGGAATATAAGGCATTGTTATTAAATGCTTTATTTTGCTTGGTCTGCAATATTTTTGCATGATGTGTAGCAAACTGTGTAGCAAAACGCGTAGCATTTTACTAAATCTATCCTCCAATATTCTGTGATATTCTTTCAGCAAGGTCAAGTACGGAATCTTTATTCTTAATTGATTCGTATTCATCATTCACACGCTTTAATAGTGGTATAGCGTAAGCAGCATTGAGTACGGTGATTCCGGCGGATAGCACCTGCATGACCTGTAGTAGTTGATCTGATGTGTAGGGACGCTCACTCATTTGTAGACCGCTCCTTTTTCGCTGCGTCAATCATAGCTTTCCACCATTCAATGTGGTCTTTATCTGCTTGACCATCATCGCCGTCATAACCGTTTATAGTTCCTACACGCTCAAGCATATATGGAGTAGGCTCAACAGGTACAAGCACATATCCTTTAACCTTGTCGATCTCTGCGTCATACGACTTATGTTTAGTGTCCCATTTCTCGCGGTCATTATTCCAAGGCGCGTAGGGGCTGTGTACCAACATTCCCAAACACTCACTAACGCTTAAACCCTTGTCAAAATAAGCGCGCTCAATCCAACGCCAGAAGAAGTCAATCATGTCGTACATTTCGCGCACATCGTCAGGCGCACCGAGATAGTCTTTTTCTGATAGGTGGTCGATTAGCCAATCAAAAGCATATTTGACCAAATTCAAGTCATACGCTTCGCCTTTAAATGGGTAGCTTTCATCATCGCATTTATCCGACCATTCAAGCATTAAAGCTGTTGTATTAAGATTAACGCTTTCCTGCGCTTGGGTTAGGGCTTGCAATGCGTCTGATATTATTTTTGTGTCTGACTTCGCCCTTGCTTTCAATATTGGCATATTGCAACACCTTCCGCCACAAGAGTTGTATAGCTTAAAGCTATTTCCAATGCTTCAATCGCGTCTTTATTTTTCATTTTCTTGATCCTCTAAATATTCGTCATAATCAACTTGATAATCGTTTAGTTCATTTTCGCATTGTTCACATAAGCAACAACCGCTATAGAAATGTGTCGCCGATTTACCACACTCGTCACAAGTTCCGTCCCATATAGGCATCATTCAGCCCCCATCCGCTCAAGCGCGGTTTTGATTGTTTCAACTTCAATATCCCAAGAATACGCGCCATCTAATAGCTGTAATCGGTTTGCCATATCAAGCAAAGCATCCAAAGCTTCCTGCACGTCTGCGCTCGGCGGCTTTGGCTCGGTGCGGGTGTTCCATGCAAGTATTGCATCACGCCAGTTGTCGTGTGTATTTGATACTGCAAAGCAACTCATACACATAACTGTCCCGCTGTTACTATCGCCAAGCTCGTCTGTCATTAAATCTGCTTCACCGCCGCAGAAAGGGCATTTCTTCAATTCTTCACTCATCAATCAATTCCTCCGTTGCAGCACATACACAAAACTTGCTTTTAGCGGCTTCAAGTTCAGCCAATAGCGCGTCATACTTCTTTTGCAAAGCATCGAACGTTTGCTTTTGACTTATTCCGTTTTGTATAAGCGCGTCAATATCAGCGTCATACTTGTCTTTGCGGATGTATTCGGTACTTTCAGTAAATGGGTTATCCACTTGACATTTGACATTCTTGTGACCGCTTTCCCACCACGCTGTTACAGCATAAATAATCTCTGGCATATCACTCATTTTCGGCGCTTGGTAAGGCCTTTTAATCATAGAAATAACGCCAAACTTTTTAAAATAATTATGCAACTCTCTAGCTTTTAAATACTCTGCTGCATCTTTAGGGGCTAAGTTTACATGCATATCTCTTAACGATTTAGCCCATGTCGGGGTTAATGTGATTTCAGATGCTTTTAGCAAGTTTGGGTTTTCTAATACTTCCATAAATTGATCTTTATAGTCATCATCCCAATAAATATATATTTCGCTCATCTTCTGTTCTTCTTTCTGGCCTTGCGTGCGGCCTTATTCTTTTTGCGCTTCTTTTGCTTTTTGCTGCTTGGTGGCGGCTCGTCCTTGCTTTGTCGTGGCAAGTCGCCATGCAAGGCCATACCTGCCATAAGTGCGCGTGCTATTGCTGCGCCAGATAGTGCGTTATTCATCAATCTCTCTTCCACTTTGTTAGAATAGTTGTATTAATGTTGGTGCCGCTTTTTCTGAATGAACCAACTGGCAGATCTTCCCAGCGTCCATCAACTAAACCATGATCGTAACGTGCCGTAGCAGGCAATACAGCGATAAGGCGGCCACCTGGCTTTACGAATTTATATGCATGCTCTATATGTTTTGCGTAGTGCTTACCGTAAAAAGGCGGGTTCATTATCACGTAATCATAGCTTTCTGTAGGTTGCGTTTCTAAGAAGTTCTTAACAAGAACGCTATGTCCTTTTTCTCGACATATGCCCGCGCGTGTGGGGTCAACCTCTATACCAACAACATTTGCCCCTAGTTCGCTTAAGGCGTCCATGAAACGGCCGCAACCGCATGAAGGCTCAAGTATTTTTTTGCCCTGGATATTTGGTAAATCTCTTATTACGCGCTGAACAACCGGTTCTGGTGTTGGATAATATTGCAGATCCTTTGCCACAGCAGTGCTGCCTTGCTTATCAATGTCTTTATCTTCACAGTCCGGCAATACTTCGCCATAATATTCCGCCAGGGCTTTGTTAATATCATTCAGTGTATCAGGATGAAATATAAGGTGGCCGTTACCGTTTTTGTACCTTACTAATTTTACGCCACGGCTTTCCTTTAATGCATCTTCATCTTTCATTAAATCCATCAATTCCTGGCGTGTAACAAGGGGCTTGCTCTGGTAAGCGGCTAGCGCATTCAAAACATTCTCAAGCCTATCATTTCCCCATGAACCATAAGCGCCAACGGATTTTAGAATAATTCTTTTTGGCAGGCCTTTGACGCCTATTTTTACTTTGCTATGGGACTTATAGGCCGGGTCTAGATCACAAAATACTTCCGCCAGGCTGCGCAATATATTTCCCCAAGGATCTCGCACAAAATCACCATATGTTGCGCGTATATTTTCCATTGTGAATTCTGGTGGATCTTGCATTTCCTGCTCAATAATCCGCTTATCCCTTGCGCTTGCAAGCCTATCCATATGTAGAAGTTTATATAAATGCTGCCAGGCAGACTTTTTAATTGATGATATGATTGAACTCTCATATACATGGCCAGTGTCAATATGCGTATTGCCCCATGTACCACGAATGGTGGCCGCTACCTTTAGGTTCTCGCCAGCTTCTTTAAATGCAGTTAATGCCTGCGTAGCGTTTTCCATTTTGTATTCATATTCGGAAATAATATCAGTTATCTTTCCTGTAATTGCCAATTCGTTCATTGCATTATACCTTCCAGTATATTTTCCCACATATATGCCTGTATTGTGCTTCCGTTTCGTTCCTTGCATTTCTTGCTGCGGCTAGCGCATCGTCACTAAGAACAACTGGTGGCGCAATTGTGGCTCCCATTAATGCTTCTATAGATCTTTTTAAGAATTTTATTTCACTATCTTTAGATGTGCATTTCCCACAATCACTCATGCCGCTTTTCCCAATTCCTGGCCAACGCGCATCCACACTTTAAGCTGGCTCTTGCTAAGTTTTCCTGCTACTGCCGCGGCCTTTGCCTGTGTCGGTGTAATCTCATACACATTGTTTTCGCCAAGACCTGCCGTGAAAGTTTCAAGGCTTACACCAATAACCTCTGCTATTTGCACAAGGCGTGACATGCTTACACGGTTGCGGCCTGTTTCATATTTCTGTATCTGCTGAAAAGTTAGGCCACAGCCATTTGCCAATTTTTCCTGGCTAATGCCTAACATGCTGCGCTGCTCACGAATGCGCTTGCCAATTTCAACGTCTATGTGATGGTATGGGTTTTCTTTCTTCATTGCTTTTGTCCTGTTCTGTTTAATGGTGGGGATGGCAGCTTATTAACCACTGCGCACCATTTGGCGGTTCACTTTAAAGAACGCATCCCCGAACTGTTTACTCGGATTCCCCGTAAAATAGTGGCAGCTCAACGGCTTCCTTGATCTTTTCGCATGAAGCTTCAAAGGCCTGTTCAAGCATTGTTGAAACTTCATACATTTCGTAATACCAAGTTACCTTTCCTTCACGCTTGCGGTAACGAAGCTGACAAACGATACGGATAGGGGCGCCACCTTCAAAGATAGGCACGCGAATAACAAAGCAATCCGGGATAGATAGCGGCGTGCCGCTTGCGTCTGTATGCTCTGTTGTGAATTTTAACTCGCGTTCGCCGGAAGAAGTTTTATGCTTTTGCACCAGGCTTTCTTTTGAGTATATTTCCAACTCTCTTGAAAGCTCTAGTATGTCAATAGGGTCTGCAAATTTAGCGCCCAGCTTCGATACAAAAAGCTTGTCATTTTCTTCTGGTTCAACAAGGGCGTTCACATTCTTCTCTAAGAAGTACGCAAACTCTTCTTGATCAAGCCCTTTATTGTTAAGGCTTAACCACTTTTCAAATTCATGCGTTGTTGGGAACTTGTATTCCGCTTTGTGGCCAAGGTTTTCCGCCTGGCTTACATCGCCGCCTTCTGGGTGATAATCAAAAATAGCCTTAACATGTGCAGCTAAAGATGTTTCCGACACTTGCGCCTTGGCAAAGATAACCGAGTTTTCATTTTTAAAACGGTTCACAATATCAATAAACGATGACACACGCTTAATTGATATAGTCCCCTGTCTGCGGTCTGGCTTTTCTTTAAGCTCGTCAAAGAAACTCTTTGTTGATTTGGCGCTCATACCATCTGGCACAAGCATCACGTTTACTTTTTCGCTTGTGCTACTGTCTACAGCCACCATTTCTGGCTTCGTGTTTTCTCTTACAATTCGTGCAATTTCTCTTGCGTCTTCCATTTTTACATACTCCAATATTGTATTTAGTTTTGTTGATACATTTGCTCGGCCATAGCTTCCTTGGCCTTACGTTGACGCTCTAGCTCGTCTTCAATAGTTATTTGGCGTGGATCCTCACGGGTAAGGTTTCCTTCGGAGTCCGTGAAGTAAATAGCCGCGCGGCCACGTGGTGTTTTTGGAAGCGTTTGCTTTACATCGGCATTCACCTCTACATAGCGGTCTTTTTGATCCATCTTAAAATCAAGCTTGAGAACTAAAGAGCCTTTGTGCGTACCACCATGCTCAAAGCAATGGTCTGCAATTTGCTGTATAACTTCACGCATCTTGTCGGTCAGTTCTTCAGCTAACGCTCCACCATCCACGTGTCCGATGAAGGATTGAAAGTGTTTTAAAAAATTTTCCTTTGGATTCCCCATAACGTCCCCCTTTATGCTGCGGATTTTTCAAGATGGCCAATGATGCGGTTTAGTGACTTCATGGCTAAGTTCTGACGTGAACCTGTTTGCTCAATCATGGCATCAATCATCGTTGCTACTTCATCCGGCGTTGCATTTCCGCCAATGCCGCGCAGTTCACCTTTGCTATAAGACGTAACAAAAAGGCCAGAACCGTGCTGTTTTGCATGCTCAACCAAAGATATGACCTGATCGTACAAAGAGGGATCAAAGTTTTCCTGGTAAGATGTTTCGGCAAACTCTTCTTGCTTGCTTAGCTCTTCGCGTAGCAAGTAGCCTTCAAGCGCCCAGATCTGCTGGAAAGCATCGTCATAGGCAATCTTCTCACCCATGGCCTTGTCAAAGTTCTTAGGGCTTGCGCATGCACTTTTGCCAATAACAACATAGCCGTTAGACATTGTAAGAAGGCATATTGTAGATGTTGTACCTTCTGGCTGTATAAACTGCCGTGAAGCAATTTTGTCTTTGATGGTTTTTTGCGTAACCGTTTTCGCCGGTCGGATTTGTAATTTCTCTGCTAATTCTTTGTTTGATAGCATCTTAATTTCCTTTTCTGGTTTTGGTAGTGAAGGGGGCATAACGCGCCCCTTCACATGTCTTTTTAAAAAATCGAATGGTATATTTGATGCGGTATTACATTTTAACCTCCTGTATGTTTGTGTTTCTATTACCCGCCATTATCCTTAGTGGCTTGCGCACCTCATAAAGCATGCGCAAGCCTTTACGGTTTGGACTTAGCCCGCTGCCGTTATGACTTTATTAATTCTGTGTTTGATTGTTATTCTCGCGTGTAAAAGGCAAGCAGCCGCCGCACGCACCAAGGATATGCGTGGCTGACTAACTGCCTGACCTTTTACGGGGGAGGGATGGCGTGAAGCACTAAGATACTTCACGCCCCGCGCCATATTTGTCTTCAATAACCACAAAGAAGGTAACGTGGCGCGTTTTTCTTTATATCTTGATTCTTGCATTGTTTCCACCTTAGAACGGGATTTCATCGAAGTCGTGCTGGTTGAAGGTAAAGTCTTCTTTTGCTACGTCCTGCTTTTGGAACTGTGATACAGACGCTAATACAACGAATGTTTCGCCTGGGTTTACGCGTGCCAAACGTGTTGCTTCGCGCTCTGCATCAGATTTTGTTTCGTGCTTGTGGTTTGTGCGCCCTGTATCTGGATTCCAAACTAAGAAATATCCTTTTGACATTTTGAATTACCCTTTCCTTTAAAACGGGATTTCATCTTCCAGGTCATCGACCTGTTGCGCTGGCTGCTGTGAAGCGTTGGCGCTGTCTAGCATGGTTAATGTGCCTGTGTAGGGGCGCATAACAACTTCGGTTGCGTACTTCTCAACGCCGTTTTGGTCTGTCCATTTACGGGTTTCCAGCTGGCCTTCCAGGTAAACCTTTGACCCCTTGCGCAAGAAACGCTCACAGATCCCAACTAATGCTTCATTAAAGATAACCACGCGGTGCCATTCCGTGCGCTCTTTACGCTGGCCTGTGCTTCTGTCTTTCCATGTTTCACTGGTGGCAATAGATAGGTTGCAAACCTTCTTGCCGCTTTGCATTGCACGTACATCTGGGTCACTTCCCAGGTTGCCGACTAAAATGACTTTGTTTACTGATCCGGCCATTACATCATCCCTCTAATTTTGGTTACATAGTCTTGAACCTTCTGCGCAACTTCATTCAGTGCCGGCTCCAATGCGCCCAGATATTCCGCATCAGGGTTTACGTCCTTAATTACTGGCGGCAATTCTGGGTGATAGCTCATCACATTCCACCACTTGCGCTGGCACACCAGAATGTTTCCCTGGACTTGCGGTCTGTGTTCTTGCGTTAAATCGTCCAGGCCAAACAGGTAACGAAGATGCTGCTTCATTGATGGGCATTTAATTTCCAGCCCTCCATCCTCACCAACAAGACGGTCTGGGCTTGCGCCTATAGTCCCTTCATCATTGGTTACAAAGCCAACCTTAGTTGTGGTGTGGCCTGTAGTCATTTCGTACAACTCCACCGCATCCGGCTCCAACTCTTGGCCACGGTCTGTGTGGTAATTGCCCTGGAACTCTTCCGCGCTTACGCCCGTAATAATTTCCCCCGCTAGGGAAAGGGCTAACTCTTCAGACTGTGAAGATAGCTGCAGCTTTTTAGGTGTAATGACCTTTGCGAAGTTTGATGCGGTTATCACACCCAAGCGGGCGGAGCACCATTCTTGTGAGTTTTGTTCAAAATTATGAATTTTCATGGCCGCGCTCCTCTTTTGCACGTAATGCTGTTAGGGCTTTAGATAGCTTGCCTTTAGGAATTTCCTGGATCGCATTAACTTTCATATAACCAAGAAATTTGTTTTTATATTCGTTGGCATCCGTTAGCTTATTAATGCGGCTATCAATATCTGCTGCTATTTCAATTGAAATTGGCTCCTGGCCGCTACCGTTTCCATCATCATCTTCCGCAATGCGAACACCCAATGCGCGGCACAGTGATATACGCTGGCCATATGACATTGATGATGCAGACGCGTGAATGCTGGTCTTGTTTACAGACCCCTTAATGCCTTTATCATCCAAAGCAAACTGTACGGTGTTACGCTTAGAATGGCCTTGACGATGCACAATCTCGCAAGTTGTACGGATCATATTTCCATCAAGGAATTCATCCTCATATCTGTCATAAAAACCATACTTGCTTAGTAGCGGATCAACGGTCTTTTTAATTTCCGCCAGATCTGCATAGTTAGAGTTTGTTTGGTTGTTACGCTTGTTTTTAATGATTGGCGGCAACTCCTCGCGCAGCTTGGCCATATCAATATTAAAGGCCGTTTCAGCATCACGGTTGAGCATGCGCTCTTGAAGATCCATGATTTTTTCAAGCTTCGACACGTCCGCATCTGGGTTCGATGCAACACGCTCAATCATTTCAAGAACCTGATCAGGCATAACCGCCGGTACGTTCTCATTTGCCTTTAATGGCAATGTTTCATTTTCTGCTATATCTTTCATCTTTCTTACTCCTTGGTTTTACAAGGCTTGGTTAGGCCTTGGTTAGTGGCGTGAAGATTCATTTCAGCGCCGTAATACTTGCAATTCTTTTTCAATCGCCACTCCGCTTCAAATGCCATGGCATCAACGGCCATGGGTATGATGAATGATAAGCAGGTGATGGCGATTGCAATAAATGTCAGAAACTCTTTCATCGTTGAGCCTGCTCAAGCTGTGCCTGACAAGTTCTGATGCGCTTGCATGCGTCATTGATTGTCTTTGGTGGGTTTGCCACAAAATCGTCAATGATATGCCCGCAAGTGTCTATTGATCCCTGTTTGTATAAATAATCCGCATGAAACGGTGTTTTTACTGGTTGTGTTTGCATTAAATCCCTGCCTGTAAGTGCCATTCAGCTTTAACCTGTTGTTCATATGTGCCGTATGTAGCGGCATCTTGTTTTGCCTGGGCTTCTTCTTCAGCCAACTGTTCAGAATATGTGCGATATTCAGCAGCACGCTTCTGCGCGTACTTAATAAGCTCAAACACAAAGTTGCCAACCGCTAGGCTGAATTCACCTTTTGAGTTAAATTCAAACTTATCTGAATGATCACCAAAGGCTTTTAGCTCCTCGGCAAAGGCATCCATTAAGTCAGCTTCTTTTGCGTATTCTGAAGATGTTGTGTGAGTGTTTGCATCGCAGTCCATATTCTCTAAAAACTCGTGAATATCGCTGATTGCTTTAATATCTGTATGTATTATTGACATTAGCTTGTTCCTTCATTGTGGTTACAAGTCTATATTCACACATAGTGAATTAATTGTCAAACAAAAAGTTCACCATGTGTGAATAAAAGCAATGAAAAAAGTTCACGAACCGTGAATTTAAAAGGAATCGGGCGCATGAAAAAAAATAAAAAAAGGTTAGTCAAATTGTTTTTTTATGGTAGAAACGCAGGTGTCATAATTGAGAGTCATCAACTTTACAGGAGGTTTTGTATGAACAGAAAGATATGGAGCGTTAAAATTGTTTTGAGCGCCGCGTTCTTAATGTTTGCTTTTTGGTTGTCGGCCTTATTAAGCATGATACCTTCAATCCTGTCCGGCGGCACGACCTTAACAGCCAATATTTTTATATTGACTATTTGTGCTGTAGTTTTTTGCGGGGTCGGTCGCCTTTCTATATGGAATAAATTGAATGCGCTCAAGATGACTGGAGTTTGGCGGTCGGCAAAGGGCAGAATAACATTCCCATTTGTTGGGGTAGCATTATTCTCTACTGTTATAGTACTGGCAAGTGTTTTGTCTGGCTTTATTGCAAGTATTGGGAACGGTAATATTGCCCTGTTCTTGGTGGGGCTGCTCATAAACGCTGGAGCAGGCTTTTGTGGAGGAGTCATTCTTCTACTTGCTATAGCCAAGCGAATGGGCTTCACCCCAGAAGGATGAACAATTTAATGCTATCCATTTTCTTTATGCGTAAATTGGATGGATGAAACACCCTCTTTATTAAGCGCAAAGTCTATGAAGTCCAGTACAGATTGCTGACCCTCTGGTGAAAGACTATGGATCTTTGACAGCAAAGCCTTTTCTTCTTCAGATGGTAAAATCACAGGGTCGTAAAACAGATGCTCCAATGGGACGCCTAATGTTTTAGCTGCGTCTTCAAGTGTATCAGCATTCCATCTTTTCTTTCCTGACATTAAATCAGATATGTAGCCGGGGACTTTATCCATACCTTCAGCCAGCCAAGCTTGGCGCTTGTCCAGGGTCTTAAGTATGCTCTTAATTCTATTCGCTATGATTTCATATGTTTCCATGCGCAGGATTATTCCAATTATTCATAAGTCCATCAATCCACTATTAGTGAATAAATAAAATAAATTCACTATTGGCTAATTGACTAATAGTTCACCATATGTGAATATATGTTTTATGAAAGCAGTTGATTGGCGAAAGCAAAAAGGTATTACACTTAAGCAACTATCAGAAAAGATAAAATTTTCTGATGGTTATTTGTGCGACATTGAGAATGGAAAGCGCGAGCCTTCTTATCGTGTTATGGCCGCATACCTTAAAGTTTCTAGCGGCGCAGTGCAGCCCAATGACTTTTTTGAAATTCAATTTAATCAATTACATTCATAAATCCGCATTCCTGCGGTAATTGCATAATAATAATTATAACTTATACACAGAGTTATCCACAAGGTCAAAGTTTTTTAAGGCCTTGAAACATAGACATAGGAGTACGCAAAGTGGGGCGAATAATCTTTTTCCGTGATGGTAGCAACTACATAGCGCGTGTTCTCACAATAAGCCAGATCAATGCTGTTATGAACAAGCAAAGATCCTTGCCAGAATTTTGTGGCTTTTATTGTGAGCATCGTGAGGGCAAAGACAAGCCTTACAAGCAAGTTAAGCTTAAACAATTGCGCCAACTCCTAAGCAAAAACTAAGGGGTAGACCATGAAAGATTTAGAAAATGGCAATTCTTGCCTTAAAGAGCGCAGCATAACACTCGAACACTTTGAAACGCCTAAATGGGCGGTTGATGCTATCTTGAAAAAAGAAGTCCTCAATAGTTTTGTTATTGATCCATGCTGTGGCACGGGTGTTTTATCCGAAGCGGCGGATGACAGAGATTTGTGCGTCTTTCCTATTGATATTCATAACTGGGGATACAGAAAACAGCAATTAACTGCGGATTTTCTTACAATGCCTTACACGGCGATTACACCCGAATATATGGGTGCTGATGGTTTTTCCGTTTTAATGAATCCGCCATTTTCAAAGGCGTGTGAATTTGTAGAAAAATCCATTGAACTTGGTGCGCGAAAAATAATCTGCTTTCAGCGTTTTTCTTGGTGGGAATCATTAAAGCGAAAAGACTTCTGGAAGAAATATCCGCCATCAAGGGTTTATATTTGCGGGAACCGCGCAAGCTGCTGGCGCCATGATCTGGCCGAACAATACAGGTTAAAGGGCGAAGATCTTAATACAAAAAGCGGTACACCAACTGCACACGCATGGTTTGTATGGGATATAGGCACTCCAGCCGGAACGCTTCTAGGCCACATATGGAAGGATGAAGCGTAATGACCCAGGTAACGCATATTCAGTTCCATATAGGTGACTTTCTATCTGGTGTTATGCACATGGATGGCGCTGAAATTGGCGCATACACCATGCTAATTATGGCGCATTACCAGGCGGGTGAAAAAGGCATACCGGACGATGATAAAAAGCTAAAGCGCATCACAAGATGCAGCGGGAAGGTATGGAATCGCATCAAAGATACTGTGCTTGAAAAATTCTACCTGGAAGATGGCTTCTGGCGTCATAAAAGGGTTATGGAAGAGATCGAAAAAATAAGAGCAAAAGCCGGTACAGGACGCCCAAAACAGCCCCAAAAAAAACCATTAAGGGATTCCAAAACGGACTTAGAAAAACCCATTAAGGATTCCCAAGAAAAAAATAAGTCATTGAAAAATAAGGAAACTGAAAAAACAAACCATAAACCAATAACCAATAACCATGTTGTTGTTGAGGAACAACAGAATATTAAATTTTTGGGTTCTCTTTTGCCTGATGATTGGTTGGTGCCGGATGAGTGGGGGGAGTATGCCGAAAAGCGGGGACTGAATGAAGAGCAGATCATCGAATTGGCGGGAAGATTTAAAACGCATTACCTCCTGATGGGGGATTGCAAGGAAGCCTACAAGGAAGATTGGCAAGCAACATGGCGTTTTTGGGTTAGCAACGAAGTGAAAAAAGGAGTGGCGTAAAATGGGATATGCAGACAAACAAAAACAAGCGGAAGAGCAGTTGGGCACAGCCATGGGCGGTGGTGTTGAATACACTCTGAACTGGTACAAAATGCGATATGGCGAAAACCTGCCTGCCTGGGTAGAGGAAACGGCACGCGCAAATCCTTCGGTGGCGGCTGGTGTTTGTTTCTTCTTGCGCCAGGTTAAGCGCGACATTACACCGAAAAAAGCACGCCTAACCTTTGAAAGCTATGACTTGATGTGCGTTACACGCCAAACGGTATTTGAGCGTTTAAGCGCAAACAGCATAAAAAATATCATTGGCGAAGGTAAAGAGCTTGAATTTGCCTATCAACGCAAGCGCCGTGAATTCAAACAGCGTGTTGATCCAGTCATGATTCCTGAAGTCGAAGTCATAGTTTAATCATAGCGGGAAAGGTGGACACATGGATTTAAGTTACGAAGAATTTTCAGCAATATGCGAACAGATAAGCGAAGGCAAGAAATTAAAAGAGATCTTCCCAGACAAAGATGACCGCAAGGCATTCCAAAAGTATATCAGCCGCACGGTCGATGCAGAAAAACAGCTTAAACGCGCAGAACAGTTGGGTGAACATTGGCAGAAGCTTGGAGTGCCGCCTACAAAGCAACGTTTGTTGCAAGAAGGGGGCGTGCGTTATCAATACCCATCAGAAGATAAAACTGGCGCAAAAGAAGTCCGTGTCCGTGCCAACCAGACGTGTCCGCTGGATTATTACCGCAAACACAAGGTTATTAATCGTCAAATGTGGATTGCGGGCGGCAGATATGCTGATCTTTGCTTTAATTCCGGTGTGTTTCCGCGGCAAATTTCTATTTATGAACGTGATCACATCAGATCTACAGCGGGTGATGTGGACGCTTTTATGGCCACAAAAACAGACGCACAAAAAGCATTAGATAATATTTATCCACTGCTTGAACCGCTAGAATGGGACGTGTTGCTTGAAGTGTGCGTGCATTATCAATTCGCAGGCAAAGGCGCAAGACTACGGGCTTTGAAGGATGCGTTGAACAAGCTTGTTGGTTATTATGAATTGCCCTCTGACAAACAATCAAACAAAAGACCGATACAAACCCTGCATCAAAAATCTTGACGGGGTGCCACCCCATATGACATGATTAAGTCACGCTTGAGAAATGCGCCTACTGGAAACGGGGGCGCTTTTTTTATGGCTCCGTTTTGAACGTGAAACCTCCTTCATATGTTGAACTTATGTGCTGCGGGCATTGTGTTGCTACGTGTTGCTAACTTGTGTTTGCCTGCAGCCTTCTTTTTCTAGGATTTCTATGGCTGATACCAAATACAAAGAAGAATACGCTGAACAGGCGCGAAAGCTTTGTTTGCTTGGTGCTACTGACAAAGATTTAGCTGATTTTTTTGAAGTTTGTGAGAAGACAGTCAACAACTGGAAGAAGGATTTTCCAGACTTTTTACAGTCCATAAAAAGGGGCAAGACATTTGCAGACGCGAATGTGGCGGAAAGTCTTTATAACCGGGCTTGTGGCTACACACACCAAGAAGAAAAAGTTTTCGTTAGTGAGGGCAGTATTATCTCTCACGAAGTTACCAAGCATTACCCACCAGAAACAGCAGCCGTAATATTCTGGTTAAAGAATAGAGATCCACAAAAATGGCGCGACAAACAAGAGGTTGATTTGAATGCAGATCTTTCAAAGTCCTTGGCAGATAGATTGTCACGCGCCTGTGAGCGAGTAGAAGGAACTGATGACGACACTGACACCGGAGCAGGAACAGCAGATAATACAGAAGGCTGCTGATTGCCAGTTAAAACCGGTTGATTGGGTTACATTTGCTTTTGATTGGGGCTTTGATTGGCTTAAAGGCAAATTCATAAGAACATGGCAGTTAAAGATACTGCAAGACATACAGGACAGGCTTGCTGATCCTGAAACAAGATATATGCCAATTCAGCTGGCCGTTTCTTCTGGCCACGGTATTGGTAAATCCGCACTTATTTCCATGCTGTGCAACTACGTTATGAGTTGCTTCGTTGACGCCCGTATAGTTGTTACGGCCAACACAGAAACGCAGCTACGAACAAAGACATGGCCTGAAGTTTCTAAATGGTTTAGATCCGCTATCAACGCCCACTGGTTTAAGGTTAATTCCTTATCCATATTCTCAATTAGTAAGGGACACGAGAAATCTTGGCGTGCTGACGCAGTAAGCTGGTCTAAAGACAACACAGAAGCGTTCGCTGGTCTTCACAATGAAGGCAAAGTGATCCTGGTTGTATATGACGAAGCTTCGGCCATCCATGACAATGTCTGGGAAGTTACCGAAGGCGCACTGACCGATGAAAACACGGTTATTATATGGGTAGCTTTTGGGAACCCCACAAAGAACACAGGCCGCTTCCGTGAGTGCTTCAGAAAGTTTAAGAAACGCTGGATCAACTATCAGATTGATAGCCGTACGGTTGAAGGTACCAACAAAAAGAAGCTTGACGAATGGATTGAAGATCACGGTGAAGATTCAGACTTCGCCAAGATCCGTATTAGAGGAATATTCCCGAATATGTCTGCACGTCAATTTATTGCTGAAAGCGATGTTGATAGGGCTTACGGCAAGCACTTACGCAAAGAACAATACGAATTTGCGCCAACAATACTTGCATGTGATCCCGCCTGGACTGGTGAAGATGACCTGGTTATTGGTGTGCGCCAGGGTTTGATGTTCAAGATCCTTGAAGTCATACCAAAGAACGATAATGATTTTTTAATTGCGCAGAAATTAGCCGCCTATGAGGACGAATACAAAGCAGACGCTGTGTTCATTGATCAGGGGTATGGCACCGGCATCTACTCGGCTGGTGAAACCATGGGGCGGGTTTGGCGGCTAGTAGCCTTTGGCGGTAAAGCGACAAGAAAAGGCTATTTCAACAAGCGTGATGAAATGTGGAAAGAAGCTAAGTCCTGGATCAAGGCAGGGGGCGCAATACCCGAAGATCCGGTCTTACGCGATGAATTGCTTTCCGTTGAAACGATACCTACCGCAGACGGAACCATCCGCCTGGAAAGTAAGGAAGACATGAAAAAGAAGAATCTTCCTTCGCCTAACCGCGCTGACGTATTGGCGCTCACCTTTGCCTTCCCGGTCAATGTGAAAACACACCATGAAACGGCAACACACCAAAACGCAATATCTGATTACGAACCAATTTAAGGAGTTAAGCCATGTGTGGTGGATCCAAGCCTAAAACACCTGAAGTGCAGAAAGCCACGCCGCCTGCACCTATTGAACGATATGTAGACGCCAAAGTGGTGGAAAGCCGTTCTAAAACACGAAACCGCGCTATCGCAGCAGCAGGACGCCAGGGGACAATCCTTACTTCTGGCCTGGGATCAGCGACAACCGCACGTAAAACCTTACTAGGTCAATAAATATGCAAGATTACGCAAAGCTTCGTAAGGCTGTAGAAATGCAGTCTAACGAGATGAAGCGCATCCATGATGTGCATATAGACTATTGGAAAGAATGTTCCATGTTCTTTTCACCGGTTCGCGGCCGCTTTTTGCTGTCTGATAAGAACAAAGACTTTAAAAAGTTTCACAATATCATCAACAACACTGGCCTACGTGCGCTGCGTACACTTGTTAGTGGCCTAATGACAGGCGTTACAAACCCTGCAAGACCATGGTTTAGACTATCTACGCCAGATCCTTCACTGCGTGAAAGCTACAATGTGAAGATTTACCTGGAAGAAGTTGAACGCCGCATGCGCTATGTCTTCCAAAAGTCTAATCTCTATAACGTATTGCCGCAGTGCTACAAAGAACTTGGCTTGTTTGGTACCGCAAACTTAAACATTGATGAAGACTTTGAAAAGGTTATTCACTGTACCAACTTCACATGCGGATCTTATTACATTGCACAGAATGACAAGCTTGAGGTTGATACAACTATACGCCGCTTGAACAAGACTCCACGCCAGTTAGTGCGTGAGTTTGGCCTTGATAAAGTTAGCGCACCCGTAAAAAGCCTTTATGAGAAGCACAACACTGAAGGTGACGTGTCAATTACGGTTGCGATTATGCCGAATGAAGACCGTGACTTTGGCCGGGCAATGGATAAAGAGAACATGCCATATATCCAGGTTGTGTATGAAGATGATGCACCGAAGGACAAGGTATTGGCCGTTAGTGGCTATCACGAGTTTCCACAAGCCACACCACGCTGGGAAGCTGTAGGCGAAGATGTTTACTCAATATCCCCATGCATGGAAGCCCTGGGCGATAATAAACAACTTCAGCACGAAGAGAAGTCAAAGGCCAAGTCACTAGACAAGATGAACAACCCGCCTTTGGTTGCCCCTGCAAGCATGAAGAACACACCTGTTAGCGCATTGCCTGGTGGAATTACCTTTGAAGACTCTCAAAGTGAGGGCAAAGGCCTACGCTCATTGTATGAAGTACGCACACCTATTGGTGAGTTAACCAACGACATACAAGAGGTTCAGCGCCGCATTAGTTCTGCATTGTATGAAGATCTGTTCCTTATGCTGGCCAATGACAGACGCAGCGGCATTACCGCGCGTGAAGTTGAAGAGCGTCACGAAGAAAAGTTGCTTATGCTTGGCAATGTTCTTCAGCAGTTAAACAACGAACTTCTTGACCCTATCATTGACCGCACCTTTGCGATTATGGCGCGTAATAACCTTCTACCCACGCCGCCAGAAGAGTTGCAGGGCGTCACATTGAAGATTGAATATATTTCTGTGCTTCACCAGGCACAAAACGCTGTTGCATTGCGTGCTATCGAACGTTCATACGCATTCGTTTCTGGCCTTGTCGGGCTATATCCTGAAGCCCGCCATAAGTTTGATTCATTCCAAGCTATTGATGAATACGGTGAATATGCGGGCGTACCGTCCAAGATAATCAAAACAAACGATGCAGCCAGCCAAGCGCAGAAAGCTGAACAGCAGCAGCAAGCGCAAGCGCAGGCCATGGAAATGATGCAGCAAGGCGCACAGACCGCCAAAGACGCTTCACAGATTGACACTGAAAAACTCCAAGAATTAACGGGGGCTTAAATGGCTTTAAACATAACTGAACTCGAAGGTGCCGCATTTGGCGATACGGTTTCCGCTGAAGGGAAAACTTTAAAATTCCAGGAAATAACAGCTGGCAACGTAAGTAATGCCTTTGGCAAGCGCACACAGCTTGTACGCCTAGAGCCGGAAGAAGATGTGCGCATTGCTATTGGTGAGGATCCAACAGCCGTTTCCACTGATGAAAAGCTACTAGCTGACCGCACATATCATAAGGCCGTAACACCTGGCCACAAAATCAGCGTTATTACTGCCTAATAGATGAAACAGCCATATGACAGTTCTAATTCTGCGCATGTAGATCGTGCGCAGAACGAAGAGGATATTAGCCAAAATCAGCTAATTAACGACCTTAAAGCCGTGATGGACACTAAAGCAGGGCGCAATGTCCTGGCCTGGATATTTGACCTATCCAAGCCCCATGCAATCAGCTTCACCGGCAATTCAACAACCTTCTTCAATGAAGGCAAAAGATCCGTAGGTGTGCCGTTATACGCGGCCATCATGGAAAACCACCCTGAACTTTACCTCAAACTTATAGAAGAAACGAAAGGACGCACCGATGAGTGATGAAACAAACGCCGCCGAGAATAACACCAGCGCGGGTGATGTGGATGGCACGGACGTTAATACCAACGCAGCTGATGATTTTTACCCTGATGATGAGAACGCGGAAGCGAATAACGCTGATGATCAAGACGATCAAGGCAGTGATGACGCTGAAGATGAAAACTCTGATGATCAGAATGAAGAAGACGGTGACGATGCTGAAGATGATGAAGACGCAGAAGGCGAAGAAGATACAACGCCCTATGAAGAGTTCACAACGCCAGAAGGCATTGAGATTGACCAAGATGCCCTGGCAAAAGCTACACCGCTTTTACGCAAGCTAAATGCATCGCAGGAAGATGCACAGGGCTTGGTTGATGTGGTTTCCGACCTCATTAAAGGCCAGATAGAAACAGCCAAGGAAGAAGGCGTCAACCATTGGGATCAGCAGCGCAAAGAATGGCGCGATGAGATTAATGCCGACAAAGATTATGGCGGTGACAAACTTAAAGAAAATCTGCACTTCGCAGATAAGTTCCTGGACAACTTCGGTGACAAAGAAGCTGTCAAAGAAGCCCTGGAACTAACCGGTGTTGGTGATCATCCAGCACTAATCAAGCTTTTCATTAAAGCTGGCAAACACTTCGGTGAAGGCAAGGCAGTCACTACCGGCAACAAAGCTGGCGGTGAAACAAGTGCTGCTGATGACTTCTACGGGGATTTCAAAATCTAACCCTAACCAACCTTAATTTTTTTTGACTATCCAAGGAGATAATTAATGTCCACATTAAACCAATCTTTCTTGTCCCTCGCGGATGTTTATAAACGCGAAGAGGGCGGGAGTCGTAAGGCTGCACGCATTATTGAAATGCTGGCAGAAACAAACGACATTATGCAAGATGCAACGACCATTGAGTGTAATGACGGTTCTTCTCATATTTCCACACAGCGTACAGGCTTACCAGAAGGTCAGTTCCGTTTGATTAACCGTGGTGTAAAAACCGAACGTTCTCAAACAGAACAAGCCAAGGATGCTTGTGGTATGCTTGAAGCATATTCGGAAGTTGATAAACGCTTGGTAATGAAAGCCAAAAGCCCTAAAGAATTCCGTATGTCTGAAGCTCGCTCATTCATTCACGGCATGGGCTTAACCATGGCAGAAACAGTGTTCTATGGTAACTTAAGCACAAGCCCTGAAAAGTTCATGGGTCTTGCGCCGCGCTATAACAGCATTGAGCAAACCGACAAAACTAAGCCAGGCTACAACGTGATTGATGCCGGTGGTGAAGATTCAGACAACACATCTATTTGGATGGTTACGTTTGGTGAAGGCTTAACAAACTTCATTCACCCTGAAAACACCAAAGCGGGCTTCCAACACACAGACCTTGGTGAAGATACGTTAAAGGATGCCAATGGTAATAGCTACCAAGGCTACCGTGACCACTTCACATGGGATCTAGGCCTAGCTGTTGAAGACTGGCGTTATAACGGTCGTATTGCAAACATTGACGTATCTGACTTGCTTACAGCTGGTACAGGCACTGATACAGCCGCAGACCTTGAAATGCTGCTTATTGACCTTGTTGAGCGCCGCCCAAGTGATTCACGTGGCCGCACGGTTCTATACATGAACAAGCAAGTTCACACAGCATTGCGCAAGAAAGCATTACGCGGAAGCAATACACAGCTTCGCATTGATGACTTTGGCGGCAAAAAAATCACAATGTTCGATACAATCCCACTTCGTACTTGTGAAGCTATCCTCAACACAGAAGGCCAGGTTACTTAATCCTGGTCTTTGACCTTTTTTCTTAAATTAATCTGAAAGGATAATCCTATGCATTTTGATGCTGAAAATCTATTCTCGGAAAACCAGGCTATTACAGCTGATGCGGTTTCCACGAATGTAATTGATATGGGTGCAAAGACCAACCTAGCGGGCGGTACACCTATTGAAGTACATGCACAAATCACAGAGGACTTTGCTACTTGTGATGATCTAACTGTTGAAATCGAAGAGTCTGACACAGAAAACTTCGCATCTTCAAAGGTTATTGCGTCTTCAGGTGCGCTACCTCTTGCACAGCTTAAGGCAGGCGAAATCTTGCCACTTGCTTATCTTCCTCGCTCTACTGGCCAGTTCTACCGCCTAAAATATACGGTTGGTGGTGCTGATGCGACCGCCGGTAAGGTTTACGCGGGTATTACTCACGGTCGTCAAACGAATGGAGTGTAACACATGTTAGGTGTAGTTCTACGTGACGGGCATTATAAAGATGTCCTATATAAAGCTTCTACTGAAGAAGTAAATATTCCCCTTACTAAAGGTAAGCCTATTCCTTCATGGTTTAAGCCATCCGAAAAGTATGATGAGAATGATTACCCAGCAAAGAAGAAGAAACTTCCGAAGGACACAGCTGTTGCAGCGGCTGCTGCTCCTGTTGACTTGTCACCAGTAATTGGCCGCATTGAAGCACTTGAAGATGCTGAAGCTGTTGACGTTGCTCCTTTACTTGAGCGCATTGAAGCACTTGAAAAGCGCCTTGAAGCTCTTGAGGTGCCTAAACCTGATACAAATTCTGTTGATGGTGATGCTGATAAAGGTGCTGCCGATGATGCAAAAGACAAAGGCAAGAAGAAGTAAGCTCCTATAAGCAAATTACATTAAACAAAAGCCGTCCTTAATTGGGCGGCTTTTTTCTTAGGAAAATCGCATGACAAACCGCTTGGAAATATACAATCAATCGAATGGCCATCTTGGGAACAGCCAGTTAATATCTGATCCTAATGAAAATTCGCCTTCCGCGAAAAGCTGTGAACAGCATTATGCTGCTGCACGCAAAGCCACGCTACGTTTGCACAACTGGAAATGTGCAGGCACTTACCGTGCGCCATCATTGTCTACGGAAGAAAACTTGTCACACTGGAATTACATGTATGACTATCCGAATGATTGTCTAAAGATCCGCAAAGTTTCACTGAAAGGCCATAAAGAAGGCCTACTTTACGACACAGGCACTGTAAATGGGCAGCGTGTAATATACTGCAATGAGCCAGGTGTTATTGTTCATTATACTTTTGACCAAAAGAATGAAGCACAGTTCGACCCGCTTTTTACAGATACGCTTTCTATTGAACTGGCCATACGCCGCTGTAAAGCCACAACGGGTAAAACCACACTTAAGGACAAGCTAGAAAGCGAACGTGACAAGATCTTAACAGATGCAAGATCTGCTGACCTGGACGAAGAACAGCCTGAAGATGACCGTGAAGCAAGCTGGATAGAGGCGCGTAATTAATGGTTGTTAAGGTAAATCAATCTGCATTTACGGGCGGCATACAAGCCCCCACGCTCGTTGAACGCACAGACATAGCAAAGTATGCCATAAGCTGTAAGGACATACTCAACGCTGTTGTACGCGCCCATGGCGGTGTATTTAATCGTGCAGGCACTAAATTCATTGCTGAAATTAAAGATAGCACTGTGCCGGTTCGCCTGGTTCCATTTCAATTTGATGCTGAACAAAGCTATGTATTAGAGTTCGGCGATGAATATATGCGCATCATCAAAGAAGGTGAAGTTGTCCTGGATCCAGGTGATTCATCAATTGCAGAGATTGTTTCGCCATATACAGCAGATCAAATAGGCGTAGAACGCCTTAAATACACACAATCTGCCGATGTTATGAAGCTATGCAATCCAGCTTATGCACCACATAATCTAAAGCGCCTTGACCATCACGATTGGGAATTTGAAGCAGAAACATTTGTGCCGAATATAGATGCACCATCTGGTGTAACAGTTTCAACAACCAGCACAGGAACTAAATTCACATACAGCTATATTGTTACAGCTGTTGCAGAAAACGGTGAAGAATCCGTTGGTTCAAGCAGTGTTTCTATTACAACAAATTACAAACACGGCCAACTCAATAGCTCAAACCAACCATCTGGCGAAATAACAATTGATTGGAACGCTGTTGCAGGCGCAGATAAATATAATGTTTATCTTGAATACCAGGGCATTTATGGCTGGCTTGCAGAGATAGACGCCAGTGAAACGGAATACAGTTATTGGGAAAATTGGGTACCTAACGTAGCCGATACGCCGCAAGTTCTAAACAATCCTTTTGATGGCGCCGGAAAATACCCTGCCGTTGTATCTATCTATGAACAACGCGTAGTCTTTTGCCGCACCGACAATGCAAAAGAATCCATATTTATGACGCGTGCAGGGCGATACAACAATATGAATGTATCTGAAGTTACGCGTGCAGATGATGCAATTGAGTATGTCTTATCTGGTGGTTCGCAGGTTAATGAAATACGCGGCCTAGCAGAATTAAATGACCTTATCATATTAACCTCCGGCGGGCTTTATAAGGCTAATGGCAAGGATGATGAGCGCGTATCACCTGATACATTCAAGGCCAAACGCCAAAACAAGAACGGCGCTTCACATTTACAGCCTTTTGTTATTGGTGAAAGCCTTGTTTATAACGAACGTAACAAGAAGACATACCGCGAAATTGATTATGATGCAGTTAAGCTTGGTTATTCTGGCCGAGATCTTACACTTCTAGCAGAACACCTATTTGAAGATGCGCATGTTGTTGATCATGCTTGGCAAGAAATCCCTGACAAAGTTTTATGGTGTGTGATGAGTGACGGTACATTGCTTGGTATGACGTACATGAAAGAGCATGAGATTTTCGCCTGGCATCGTCATAACACAGACGGCGAGTTTGAAAGCGTGTGCTGTGTGACTGAAGGTAATTACGATGCGGTATACTTTGTCGTTAAGCGTGAAATTGATGGTCAAACAAAGCGATATATTGAGCGCCTAGAAGAACGCATTGTGCGCAACGTAGAAGATTGTTACTTCGTGGATTGTGGGCTTTCATATGATGGCGAAGAAACAGACACAGTGACAGGTTTGGATCACCTTGAAGGCAAAACTGTAAGCATATTGGCAGATGGCAACGTAATGGATCAGCAAGTGGTTACAGGCGGTCAAATTCAAATTTCTGTGCCTGCATCAAAAATACATGTCGGACTGCCTTATATATCAGACGTTGTGCCACATAATTTTGAACTTAACGGCGAAAAAGGGACAACAAAAGGCGTTGAAAAAAATATACGCAATGTCTTTGCTAACGTTTATAGAACACGCGGCCTATGGATTGGTACAGATGAAGATAATATCTATCCATACAAACAACGAACGTTTGAAGACCTGGGTGATCCTATCGAACTTTATACAGGCATTATGGAACAAGAAATTGATTCAGATTGGGAAAAAAACGGCGATGTTCTAATTCGTCAAATAGACCCGCTACCTTTTGAAATACTTGGCTTAACGCTTGATCTTGATGTTTAAGGCATGAACACAGAAATAATACCGGCCACACAGGAACACGCGCTTTACATCGCAGAAAACATGCGTAAAGCAGACCGTGAAGAAGTTATGGCATCGCATGGCCACACACCTAAACAGGCCGTTATGCGTAGCCTAAATGTAAGTGATAAAAGCTGGGCATGCACATTAGATGGTGAGCCTGTATGCATATGGGGCGTGGCCACAATTGGATCAATACTATCCTTTACCGGCGCACCGTGGCTACTCGGTACCGACAAGGTAAATGACATTAAATTCTATTTTCTGCGTAATTCAGCCAATTACGTGGATGAAATGCATAAAAATTATGACCTGCTGGAAAACTATGTAGATGAAAGAAACACACTTTCAAAGGCATGGCTTAAATGGTTGGGTTTTAAAATAGACAAGGCAGAGCCGCACGGCGTTGCAGGATTGCCTTTTCATCGCTTTTACATGGGAAAATAAGACATGTGTGAACCAGTCACAGCGGCACTAATGGCCGCACAATTCGCAATGGCGGCATATGGCCAATATCAACAAGGGCGTGCGCAGGAAGCACAGCAAAACTATGTTGCTGCTCAAAACCAAGAAAACGCAAAGGCCGCAGAATGGCAAGCACAAGACGCTGAAGCACGCGGCGAACAAGAGCAGTTTAGACAACGCTTACAGCAAAGCCAATTAGAAGGGCAGCAAATAAGCGCATTGGCATCTAATGGCGGCGCTATTGGCATTGGATCTTCAGGTGATCTGCTAAGTGATAGCTATATCATGGGTCAATACGACAACAATACAATTGGTAATAACGCAGATAAAGAAGCGTATGGCTACCGCGTACAAAGCGCAAATTACACGAATGAAGCACAGCTAAACAGAATGGCGGGCAAGAACGCTAAAAAAGCAGGCATTATGAATGCTGGCACAACCTTACTGTCTGGCGCTTCGCAGTTTGGATCCACATTCCAATTTGATAACGGATCACTAGCATACAGGTAATGAAATGGTAACAGTCCCAACACAAAACCAGCCTACGGTTAAGGCGCAGGCCTTACCAAGCGCACGGTACAGTACATCTGCGCCAATTGGTGCCTTTGGTGGGTATCAAGCAGATTCATTAATGAAAGGCGCTGCAGGCCTAGAAAAAGCCCGCAAGAACTTTGAATACGTTGCGCTTAAAGAAGATGAAGCCCGTGTAAAAGACCTGGATAGACAGTTCAATGAACAGCTGCGAAATATCCAATATGGTGACAATGGATATTATAACCAGCGTGGCGTTAATGCAGTAAACAGCTACCAGAACACGAATAAGCAAATAGATGATCTTTATAACAAGATGTCTAACGGCTTAACACCGCGCGTACTGGATATGTTTAAAGATGTAACACAGCGCCGCGTTGAAAGCGCCCGCCGCAGCATGATGGTTCATCGTGAACGTGAAAGCCGCGTATGGCAAAACGCAACTTCAGCTGCACGTATTGAAGACGCCTTAGAGGATGCTATCGTTAATGCAGGCAATGAAGAAGCCTTGCGCCATTCACTTGGCACTATCGAAGCAGAGTTAATAGACCGCGGTGAACGTGAAGGTATTGGCGGTGTTGCCCTTAGAGAACAGCTTGAAAACTACAGAAGCAAAGCACATGCTGGCGTTATTGGGAAGCTTCAAACATATAACGCACCATTGGCACAGCAGCATTATGAACGCTTCAAACAGCAGATAGAGCCAAGCGAACAGATTAAGATTGAAAAAAGCCTGAAGGCACATGCTGACAAACAATACGCTGCGAATAAAGCTGATGAGATAATACAGGATGGCGGCGATATTGGTGACATGTTGACCAAAGCAAAATCCATTAAAGACGCCGACCGCCGTGAAGATATTGTTTCGCTTATCAAAGGACACTGGAAAGACCAGGAACTAATAGAAAGCTCACGTGAAGAAGCAAAGGTTGAAGAAACCTGGCGCATCATTGAGAACAATAGAGAAGCGGGCATTTCTATTAAAGATCAGCTTAATCTTATCCCGGCAGATCTACCGCACGATACAAAAGAAAAAATGCGCAAGTTTATCAACAATGGTGGTGAACAAACTAATTGGGATGAGTACGAATATCTAACAAGCTTGAAGCCGGATGAGTTGGCCAAGGTTAATTTGAATGAATACGAATTAGCAGACACAGAACGAAAGCAGCTTATTAAATTAAAGAACAGTGCAGCTGAAGGCAAAACAACCTTCACTGATATACAGGGCTATGCAAACGCCTTTCTTGATCAACACAACATTAAAAAAGAAAGACGCGGGGCATTTAAGGCACAGCTATTTTTACGCCAGGAAGAGTTTGAGCGCCGTGAAGGGCGTCCAATGACCCTGCAAGAACAAAAGCGTGAAATGCTAACACTGATGCTGCCAACACGATTTGATCCGCAAGGCTTGCTTAACCAAGAAAAAGGCAAACTATTTGAAGTCCTGGACAAAGTGGACACAGCCGAACTTAACAATGGCGCCACATATGAGGTTGCTAATGTACCTGAAAAATACGTGCAGCAGATTGTCGATGCTCTGGCTAAAAAAGGCGTAAGCATAACAGCCGCAAATATTGAAAGAACTTATTTAACAGCAAAACAACAAGGCTTAATACGTGAGTGATTTAAACCCATTTATGCAGGCGGTAGGTACCGTCAATGAAGATCTTAGAAATCCGTTTGAAGCAGCGGCTGCAGATCTTGTGAATGGTGAGAAGGCGCAGCTGTCATCAAGCATGCAGCTTGCCAAGACCGGCAGTGCAGATGATCACGCGCGTGCGCTCAAAGCTTCACAGAAAACTGGCATTCCTGTTGATGTTGTAAAAACAGACTTGAAACAAGTTGAACAGGACATTGAAGAACACGAATTTGATTATGATGCATTGTACCAGGAAACGCCCAAAACAGCGTCATTCCTGATGAACCCAGATAATGCAGGCATAGCACATGATGATGTAGATAGCCTGACTGCATTTGAAAAAGCAGCGCAGACACTAAACACAAAAGAAGCCAATATATTCAATGAAGCTGGCGCAGTTCTCGAGAAGCAAACGGCATATCCGGCTTTATTAGCTGTTATGTACGGCGTTACAGACATTGAAACTGTTGCCGAATATTACGCTGATAGATCACGGGCATTGTCGAACGCACAGCAAAACCAGCCGCTATATATGCAGCGTTTTATGAACCGATTTGAAAATGCTGAAAGCTTCGCTGGCAAAGCTGCTGTTGCCCTAACAAGTCCACGCGCTATTGGACGAACAGCCTTTACACAAAGCCCAAACAGCATATTACCACTAGCAAGCGGCTATGCCTTCGGCAAGGTTGGCGCGGCTGGTGGCGCTACTGTTGGTTCGCTGGTTCCTGGTGCGGGCACCGCAAGTGGTGCCGTTGTCGGCGGTGTTGGCGGGTTTGGTTTCGGTGCATTTGCTGGTGGGTCTTTTGTTGAAATCGCTGCATATGCAGATCAGAAGCTGAATGAATATGGTGTTGATCAGACAGACCCGCAACAACTTATAGAATTCTTTAATAACCCTGAAAACGCTGAAGCAATAAGTGAGTTGCGTGCAGAAGCAGAACGCAAAGGTATAACCACAGCCGCTGTTGATGCTGCATTCTCTTTAGTAGGCGGGCGTTTTCTAAGTGCAGGCAGATCCGGCGCAAAGAAGGCTGGTGATACTGCTGCTGATATAGGCGTTGAATCTGTTGGTGAAGGCACAGCTGAAGCAGCAGGGCAGTACGCGGCAACTGGTGAGGTGGATGCAGGTGATGTGATCTTAGAAACAGCCGCAGGTGTAGGGCAGTCTACAGGCACGGCATTTATCCAGGGCGCAAACCGTCAGGGCAAAGATGCGGTCAAAATTGTTGGCGATGAAATCAAAAGCCTTATAAAACGTAGTGCGCAAGATGTTAATGCGGCTGAACGTGGCAATATGCTAATGGATATGTTTGCTGGCTTAAGTGAACGCGTTAAGCAGTCCAAGCTAAAAGACCGCTCACCAGAGAAACTTAAAGAGCATGTACGCAATAGCTTGGCAGGCACAGACGCAGAAACAGTTTATGTTGATAGCGATAAGTTCACTGAATACTTCCAATCCCGCGGCGATGATCCGGCCTTAATCGCTGAACAGCTTGGTATACTTCAGCAATATGAAGACGCACAGGAATCAGGTGGTGATTTGCTAATGTCACATGAAGAAGCCTTGGTTTCTTTAACACAGCTTGATGCATATGATGACCTATCGGCAGATATGCGCGTATCACCAGCGGATATGACCTATAACGAAGCACAAGCCTTCAATGAAGAATCCCAGCTTATTTTAGAAGATTACATCGTGCATGCGCGTGAACAGGCTGACCGTGCCTTAAGCGAAGCCACATCTGAAGACCGTATTTATGAAGATGTATACAACCAGCTTATAAACACAGGCATGACCCCAGACGTAGCCAGCAAGCAAGCTACACTTCACCAGGCGTTTTACGCATCACAGGCTAAGAGAAATGGTATGGATGCATATAAGCTTTATTCTGGCCGTGAATTCAAAATACAAAGAGAGCTACCAGATAGCTTGAAAATGCCCATAAATGAACTGGACTTCTTTGTTGATCGCTTAAAGAAATACGCGAACGGTAAATTAAAATTAGGCACAGACAATTCACCAACACTGTTGGAGTTCATTAAATCAACTGGCGGCATAAATGACAACGACCAGCTTGCAGGTGATTTAATTGGCCAGGATATAGACCGTGATGCCCAGGGGCAGTTATACCAAAAAACAAAACGTGCAATTAAAGAGAATGACACAGCGAACCAACAAGACTTATTTAATCCAGGCAACAAGAAGCAGGGCGAAGGCCGCTTCCTGGATGACATAGCACTTGATGCCTGGGAAAAAGGTTACTTCCCCGAATTGCAAGAACGCCCCGATACATCAACATTGGTCGAAGCCATTAAAGATGAACTCAAAGGCAACGCACGCAGATCAGACCAATCGTATATTGATGAAGCAAAGCCATATGACGATGCATTACAGCTGGCAAGCGAATTAGGCCTGGACATTGATAAATCAACTAATAAGCAGATCAAAGACGCACTGTTCAATGCTATTGAAACTGAAGCACAGCAGAGTGAACAATCACAGCAGGGCTTAGATACTGATGACCTGATTGACAAAATATCTGATACAGAAGAAGAAGCCCAGGCTTTAAAGGAAAAGGTCAGTAAGGTTGAAAAGGAAGAAGCTGAAACACCAGAATTTAAGGCCGAGAAGAAGCCTGCCCCCATTGAGCAGCAAGAGCGTATTGATGACTTTGGTGAAGTGCTGCATGGCGCACGCAAGCATGAGTTTGAAAAATTTAAAGATGCGTTATCTCAAGATCTTCCAGAAGATCCGTCTGATATTACAATTTCAAAATATTTCCCTATTCCGAACTATGAAGAGCTAAACAAAGCAGCTAATGGGGATATTGATTATGAGCGCATAGCAACACTCAAAGCAATACGTGACAATCTACCATCTAAGCCAAAACGCTATCAGAAGAGTTGGGCTGAAGCGATTGCTTTATACCGAGAGCTTGCAAACAAAATACTTGATGGTGAATTAGGCCTATATGCCGCGCAAGCTGAATTAAATAAACATGATAAGCACTACACGCATTTGAGCAAAAATGTACGCAAGATGATACTTGCGGCTGATCTGTATAAAAAGCTTGGCTACCCTTATTATATGAATGCAAAGGGCTATTCCCTTGAGGATGCAATGTTTTCTGTGTATCAGGGTGTCAAACACGATAAACCGGTTAGAAAGCACATTGTGAAGATGCCTAAACGCTTCCCGGAATACTTTGATACAGAGCAGGAAGCTCTTGACTTTATGCGCCTTAAACTTGAAGTGGAAGCAAAGGGCGGAAATAAAAAGAAGACACGCCTGGACATATACCAGGTAACAAAGTCTGGTGAAATCATCATTGGCAAAAAAGTCGCTTCAAATAAATATATAGACCTAAAAAGTGGCTTTAAATCCTTAAAAGAAGCGCGTTTATATTTATCTGACAATGAAGATGCATTGCTCGTAATTCTTGAAGAAAAGAAAAAAGTACCACCACAGCGCCGCAGCACGAATGACCCGCGTATTGGTGAAGACTACCGTAAAGGTGAAAGCATAACACCGGATAAGTTCGCACAAGAATTCGGCTTCAGAGGTGTTCAATTCGGCAACTACGTTGAGCAGGGACGGCGCCAAAAAGATCTTAACAATGCTTATGATGCATTACTTGACTTGGCGAATATTATTGATGTTCCTGCACGTGCAATATCGCTTAATGGTACTTTAGGCCTGGCGTTTGGCGCACGTGGTAAAGGCGGCATAAACTCGGCTGCTGCGCACTATGAACCAGATAACAAAGTTATTAACCTCACCAAGAAACATGGTGCCGGTTCGCTAGGTCACGAATGGTGGCACGCGCTTGATCACAACATTGGTGAAAGACAAGAGGGTGGAAAGTACCTATCTGACAATCCTATTCTACGTAAATTCTCACGCAAGACGGGCAAAGAGATAACTGACTTTCCAATACGTCCCGAAGTTGTTGATGCCTATAAAGATCTAATGAAGGCGTTGGTGCGGGAAACAGAAATATATAAACGCTCAAAAGAGCTGGATAAGAAAAGAACCAAAGATTACTGGTCAACTGATATTGAAGTTAGCGCACGCGCTTTTGAAAGCTATCTACGACACAAAGCAAAACAGAACAATGAAAGCAACGATTATCTTGCTAATGTGTTTGACAATAAAAAATCACAGGAATCTGACGAATACGCATATCTTACTGATGAAGAAATGGAAAAGGTTGCGCCTTATTTTGACAAGATCTTCCAAACATTTAAAACGCGCGAAACCAGCGAAGGCGTAGAGTTCTATCAATCTGGTAAGAAAAACATTTTCAAACCTAAAAAAGATCAAGCCAATCGCTACAGAGAATCCTTAAAAGCCTTAGAAGATGGTACAGCAAATATTGGGCGGGAAATAGTAATTGGCGATACACCTGAAGTGTATAAGATGCTTGGCGCTAATCCGTACAGCATGCGCATAAATGGATCCAAGATAAAGCGCATGCTTAATAAGCACGAAATATCTTACAAAACGTTAGAACAGCTGCCTGAAGCTTTAGCTGATCCTATTATGGTTTTAGATTCATCCAGCCAGGATAAATCATTCGTTGTATTAACGGAGTTATTGGATGAAGCTGGCAATTCTGTGATGGCCGCAATTCACTTAGACAAGTCCGGCGAAGGCGCTGTATTAATCAATAAGATTGCAAGCGTGTATGGTAAGGATGATGCTGGCCAGTTTATCCGCTGGATAAAGCAAGGTAAAATGCTATATGCAGATAAAAAGAAAGCCTTGCAATGGTCACGATCAAACCGGCTCCAATTGCCGAAAGAAGTGACTGCTACAAGGCATAATAAAATTATACGGAAAGAAAACTTAAAAAACAATAAGATTTTCAACCAAGACGTGCAAGGCGCTGATAATAAAGGGAAATATATTTCTTTTGAAAGTGCGTATAATTCTGAAAAGCGTGGATCAATAAAGTTTAGCGATAACACAGCCACAATCACGCTTACCGAAAAGGCAGATCTTTCAACATTTCTTCACGAAAGTGGTCACATGTTCTTGGAAACATTTATGAACTTGGCCAGCAATGACCGTGCGCCTGATGACATTAAGCGTGACAGGGATATTCTTTTAAAGTGGATGAACGTTAAAAGCATTAATGACATTGGCGTTGAACAGCATGAACAGTTTGCCCGTGGGTTTGAAGCCTATTTATTTGAGGGGAAAGCGCCAAGCATAGGTTTGCAGTCTGCCTTTGATCGCTTTAAGGCTTGGCTCATGCGGATATATAAATCAATTAAAAGCCTTGATGTGAACTTAACTGATGAAGTGCGCGGCGTAATGGATCGTATGCTTGCGACAGATGAAGAAATAAAATACGCACAAGAGAACTTACAATTCGTACCTGATAGCAGCATTGAAGAATTGCTCAATAAAACTGAACAAAAAGAATATAGAAAGCTTGGCGAGAAAGCTACACTTGAAGCCCGCGAAAAAGCGTTAAAAGAATCCATGAAGGATATTGCACGTGAACAAAAAGCTTGGTGGAAGGATGAGAAGGCCGCGGTTAGAAAAGACGTTGAAGACCAGGTAAATCAATCGCCTGTATTCCGCGCCATACACTTCTTACAAAAAGGAAAGTATCTAGACCGCGATACACCTGAAGGCATAAAGCCTGTAAAGCTATCCAAGAAGATATTGATAGACCGCTACGGTGAAGAATCCTTAAAGTCTTTGCCGCGCCCTTATGTGTACTCTAACAAAGGCGGCACAAGTCCTGAAGTTATTGCGGAAATGTTTGATTTTTCTTCAGCTGACGAGCTAATGAATGCGTTGTGGAATTCTGAAAAGCGTGAAGATGTAATCAACCGTATCACGAATGACCGTATGAAAGAGCGTCACGGTGACATGCTCAATGACGGATCATTAGAAGAAGAAGCCTTAAACGCTGTTTACAATGATGAGCGTGCCAAGGTCATTGCAATGGAAATGCGTGCAATAGCGCGTCAACTTGGCGGCGATATGCCAGCGATTGATGCCCTTAAAGAAGCGGCACGTGCGACAATATCACGCATGCCAACGAATGATGCGGCAAAGTTCTCTAGGTACCATCACGCCACACGCAAAGCAGCACGTGAAGCAGGAAAAGCCCTGGGCGCAAAAGATTATGAAACAGCCGTTGAGTGGAAGCGTAAAGAGCTATTAAACCACTTTATATTTATGGAAGCGCGGGATGCATCAAAAGACATTGATAAAATCCTGAAGCATATGTCTAAATATAAAAAACAGACAGTGCGCCAGAAAATTGAAGTTGGTTTTATGGATCAGATTGACGCAATCCTGGACAGGTTTGAATTCAGCAAAAGTGCCACACTAAAAGATGCCAAGCAATCTTTATCCGACTTTATAGCAATGCGCGAAAAAGAAGGTGAGATTGTTAGTGCCACTGACTTTGTGCGTTCTGGCCGTGGTGTTTCATATAAGATTATGCCCATGGAAGAACTGCGCGGCTTATATGATACAATTCGCAACCTGGATAAACTTGGTCGGTTAGAGCGTGATTACAAACTAGAAGGGCAGAAGATTGATGCATATGATGCCGTTGAAGCGATGGTCAACAGCATTGAAGATCTTAATAAAACAAAACTCATAACAAAGACATTCAAGAACCTTGGCGATAAAACCAAAGAATTTGTAACTGGCATTGATAAAGAACTCACGCGCATGGAATTCATTATGAAGGCGCTTGATGGCAATGAATTGCAAGGGGTTGTTCAAAGTATACTTTTCCAACCGTTCGTAGAAGCCCAGGCACAGTCTGAAAAATTTAGCCGTGATGTTCACGACCGCTTAAAAGTTATATTTGAAGCAAACCCGAACGTTAAAAAATGGGAAACAGTATATAAGGATGAAAAGCTTGGTGTTGATTTTAAGATCAAGAATATCATCACAATTGCTTTAAATATGGGCAATGCATCAAACTATCAAAAGCTTTTGGATGGTGGCGTCAAAGGGCAGTCCTGGACTGAAGAAGATATACAGCGAATTGTATCAAAACTCACAAAGGACGATTGGGACACGGTGCAATCTATATGGGATCTGTTTGAAGAACTGCGCCCAGGGCTTGAAAACACATTTAAAGAAATGACAAACCTAAATATGGATGTGGTTGAACCAACGCCAGTGCAAACCCCATATGGTGTTTATAACGGCGGATATATGCCGTTGGTATATGATCGTGAAGTCACATATGAAGGAAGCAGAAACCTTGAGGGCGTATCTATCCTGGATGATAACTTTAATATTCCTTCAGTGAATAAAGGTATGACACAAACAAGATCTGACTTTGTGGCACCTTTAGAATTGAACTTCGATGACATATTGCTAACACACCTGGGTAAAACAATTCACTTCATCACACACGGAAACGTAATACGTAAGGCCAATAGATTGATCATACACCCAATGTTTAAGAAGGCTGTTTTAGAAACAGCTGGTGTTGATACATATAACCAATTCCGCCCCTGGCTTCAGTCCGTTGCTAAGAACAGTGTTTATGATGCGCCGGTTGGTTTTGTTGACAAGTTCTTTAGACACTTAAGAACTGGCGTTACAACGGTATTTTTGGGCTTTTCACACGGCACAATAATGAAGCAAACATTGGGTATAACGACCACGCAAGCCGCTATTTCACGTGGTGAAGCAACGCAGAAGAATTTTTATAAAGCTATACGTTCTTATATATCTGCACCAGGCAAAGCTTCGCAGTTTGTTTTTGAAAACTCTTTAGAAATGCAAGGCCGATTAAATAATGTAAATGCTGACTTAACCAATGTCATTAAAGCTACCGAACGCGGCCACGGGGTAATGAATGACCTTCAGCGTGTTGGCATGATGGGCATTGCATATTCACAGGTATATACAGTGGATATTCCGACATGGTTTACAGGCTATTATGAAGGCATGGATCGCTTTAACGACAAAGACCGTGCAGTTGCCTATGCAGATGCTTTGGTACGTCAAACGCAGGGTTCCGGCGCAGTAAAAGACCTGGCAAAAATTCAGCGCGGGTCTGAAGCGCAGAAAACTGTATCAACCATGTTTGGGACATATATTCTTGGCGTATTGTACCCAAGACTTCGTGAACTTGGTATAGATGCAAGGCAGCACAAAAAATGGGGCAGGGCAGCTATAACAATAATTCCATTATTGATAATGCCTGCAATGCTTGAAGCCTTAATGTCCGGCGAACCACCTGAAGATGATGAAACATATGCAGAATGGGTTGCAACAAAAACATTGCTGTATGGCACATCGGCCGTTCCTTTCTTTGGCTCTACTGTACGTGCAGCAACGTCCGATTATTACGGAAGCGGCTTCCAGCTTTCACCAATAGAAAGCGTTGTGAATATGGGCATTAACGGTATTAAAGATTTAGAAGACGGTGAAATTGATCGTGCCTTCTTTAAAGGTATGGCGGCATCAAGCGGATTGATATTAAAGCTGCCAACCTATCATCCATACAAAACAATTGAAGAAATTTTACTTCTAGCTGAATAAGGAATCTATATATGACTGTATCTAATTCTGTTTTCCGCAATGAACATGCGGGAACTGGCGAAGCTGTTATTTTTGACTATGATTTTAAGATCTTTGAAGAAGGCGACTTGCAAGTTTATCGCTATGATGCCCAGGGCAATGAAAACCTGCTTGTATACAATGTGGATTATACAATAACCAATATAGGTGAATCTGGTGGCGGTAAGGTCAATCATCCAATAGACGGTTCTGCATATAGTACATTAGCAGCCACAGAGAAATTATTTATAGTACCGAACTATAAGTCCACACAAAGCACAGTCCTTAAGAATCAGGGCGGCATGTACCCGCAAGTAATTGAAAACGCGCTAGATAAACTTACAGGCCTTGTTAAAACCTTAGAGGAAAAGATAAGCCGTACAGTATTGATTGACCACCTCAACGGCATTTCCGCGAATGATGTTGTGGATTTCATAAAGAATATGGCCAGTAATTTGGCAGCAACCGTCACATATAAAGATCAGGCTGCAGCCAGCGCATCAGCAGCAAGCGCATCGGCGGACTTGTCAGATCAATATGCGAACGAAGCTGAAGATGTTGAGGTTACAACGGGCAAATACAGTGCATATCACTGGGCGCAAAAAGCTATGGAAGCTGTACTTGGCATAGCTAATGTAGTAGAGGATGAAACCCCACAGCTTGGCGGAAACCTTGATGTTAATGGCCACAAAATAATATCTGCGGATGACGGAAACATTGTATTGGAACCAGATGGCACAGGTGAGGTTGTTTCAAAGTCACACATCAATATGGGGGCAAACAAGACCCTTCGCATGGGTGTTAATGCCATAGGATCAATTGGCGGTGGCGCAAGAGAAATTGACCTTGATTTAGGCCGGACTGTTACAGCAACCATTGACACAAGCGCCACCACTTTTACATTCAGCAATCCCCTTCCAACGGGCAGTGCTGACGCTTTTGATCTAATCCTAACAAATGGCGGCTCTCAAACAATCACTTGGCCTGCTACGGTTGATTGGGTAAGCGGCACCGCACCAACGCTTACAGCTTCGGGGGTTGATCATATTGTATTTACAACCGTTGACGGCGGGACAAATTGGAATGGCTATGTAGCCGGATTGGATCTAAAATAATGTTGCCATATCATAAAAAACTTTTGTTAAGCTCTGCTGGTAATGCACAAAAAATTAAAGCCGCACATTTTGATGGTGGTGATAATATTTACCGTGGCTCAAGCCTTGTTGGTAGTGCCGATAGCTTTAAAGGCACACTTTCATTTTGGATTAGGCCAAACGTAACAGCAGGATCACCGTATTCCAGTATGGCTGTAATTATAGGTAAAGATACCGGTGGTAGTGGGTCTTTAAGATATGATTGCTTTATAAACTCATCCAACAATCTTATCCTGCGTTTGCGAACAGACAATGGGTCGAGTCTACTTATTGTAAATCTAGTGCTGACTATCACAGACTTAGAGTGGAACCATATATTGGTGTCTTATGATGCATCCTCTAACGTAGTTAAAGGTTGTGTAAATGATGTGATACAGGTGCACGGAATAATGTGGGAAAGCAACACAAGTGACACCATTGACCATACTCTGACAGAATGGGGGGTAGGTAAAGGTTTTAACACCTATAACGAGTATGTCGGGGATATGGCAGATTTTTGGATCAACTTTGGGACTTATATTGACCTCACTGTGGTCAGCAATAGGCGGAAATTCATTACAGACGAAGGTTTGCCAGCAGACATGGGGGCTGACGGTTCAACGCCCCTTGGCTCTCAACCACCTATATTCTTCTCAATTCAAGATGGTGAAGATGCTACAGACTTCAGCACCAATAAAGGGAATGGCGGCGCTTGGGTCGAAAATGGAACTCTCACTAATTCTATATAAGGGATAAACACTATGTACGTAAAAATAGAAAACAATCAAATTGTCGAAACCACAACATCTTTAAAAAAGAAATTTCCAAACGTGTCTTTCTCAAAGGAAACGCCTGAAACATTTGAGCAATGGGCAGTCGTTAAAACACCAGGCGATGTTCCTGAAGATAAGGTTGTTTCAGCTGAAATTGAATTAATTGATGGTCTGCCTTTTTATAAACTCGTTGATATACCTTTGGAAGACAAACAATTACATCTTAAAGAGTATGCCAAGGCTTATGAGTACAGCCCATTGACCGTAAATGATTTTACTGAAACCCCTTTAGATGATCACCGCAGATTTTTAAAAGAAGCAGTTGATTATCTGCGTGAAATTAATGCGCCTTCAGACACAACAATCATGTGGCAGGGTAAGGTAGAGGTTACGCTTGGAACTGCGCTTGCGTGGCTTCTGGCGGCTGCACCACGCCGACAAAAACGATTTGCCGCTGAAGGTGTTGATATTACTGCTTGCAGGACATTGCAAGAAGTCGAAGAAGCGTTTGATGCAGCAATTGCGGGGCTTGAAGCATGAAGATAATTTTTGCCCCGCAGCCAAGCATTACGCCAGTTAAAGAAAGCAATGATCTTTATGTATTAGATAAAGATTATCATTTCACCATAGAAATGAAGGGGTATAAACGGCGGCATGTTATTAAAAAAGGCTTTAAATATGATGGTGCAAGCGTCCCTTTATGGGGCGTTTTTCTTATTGGGCTACAGCGTGACGGTATACACCGTGCCGCCGCGCTTATCCATGATTGGATTTATACGAACAAAGGTGAATGCGGAAAGCATTATTACACCAAGAAATTGGCCGACAAGATTTTTTATAAAGTGATGAAATATCACGGCGTGAAGTCTTTGCGGGCAAAGGCTGCTTACTTAGCAGTTAAGTGTGCATTTTGGAAAGATTGGGAAAGATAGCATGGGCGAAAAAACTTATACCTTCACCGAACTAGAACTTGAATGTTTGATTTCTAAAGCCAACACAAAGGCGCTTGAAGAATTCACACAGAAAATCGGGTTTGACGAAAAAACAGCAGAAGACATTAAAGCTATCTCACAATTCGTTGACACATGGCGGCTGGCTAAAAAGGTGGGCTTTACACACATGATCAAGCTAGTGGTCACATTGGTATGTGGTGCAGTGGCGCTTGGCTTTGCGCAATTAATCATAAAACAGTGAGGTTAGACATGGACGTATGCGAAGAAGAACTTGATACGCTTGCCCGCACAATTTACGGCGAAGCGCGTGGTGAAGGCATGGCGGGGATGCAAGCAATTGCGAATGTCATTATGAACCGTGTCGCAATATCAGAGAGATATAAGAACGGCTATTGGTGGGGCAAAGGCGTTATTGGTGTATGCAAAAAGCCCTGGCAATTCTCATGCTGGAACAAAGGCGATGTGAACAAGGCAAAAATTGAAAACATAGACTTTGACGGTGACTTTGTTTTTGCCATTGCGCTTGATATTGCAGAGCAAGCTTTGCTTGGTGAACTTGAAGATATAACCAATGGATCAACAAGCTATCATGCTGACTATGTAACGCCGAAATGGGTTAAGGACGATAAGCCAAAAGCTACTATTGGCCGTCATCTATTTTACCACCTAAAAGGAACGCCGCGGCTATGATGGAAATTCTAACCCCAAAAGATGACCCAAAAGATAAGCTTAGAAACAGGCGGCTATTGGCTTTTTACTTTGTTGTGCTGTTCTTATGTGCCTGGGCGCTGCTTTTAATTTTATACCTGGTCGGATTGCTTGATCTTGAAGGTGCCAAATTATTTCTTGGCTTCTTCGGATCCGCAGGTTTTTTGGCCGTCATTCAATATGCAATAGGGACATTTATAAATGATTGGAATTCTAGGGATATTAAAAAGCTTTAAATACTGGCGTTTTATTGGCGCAGGAATAGGCGCCTTTTTGTCTGTTCTGTTTTGTTTGTATTTCATCCATACCGTTCAGCAAAACGCTGTACTGAAAGGGGAAATAAAGCAGCTTGAAGCCAATATCAAGGCAACTGCTGAAGCCTATAAAATAAAGCATGAATCCGAACTAAAAATAGAGAGAGAAACCGCCCGGTTGCTGGGCAAATTGGAAGGTACAGAAGACCATGAAAACGGTGATGTTGCTCCTGTGTTGCGCCGCGCTATTGACGGCCTGCGACACATTGAAAGGAAATGAAATATTAGACGAAGAAATTATGAAGGTTAGACCATACCCGGAAGAACCTTCGGGCGAATATAAACAGGACGCCGTGGCGGTGTACCTGGTCAAAGCTAAAGCCGCATACCTTAGTTGTGTGGCCACGTTGGAAAGCAGAAAGGCAAAATAATGAAAATTGGTTTAAATCTAAATATGAGCATGAATGCTGGTATTAGAACTGCAATAGCATACAACTTTGCAAACATGTCTGAATTACCTTCAGGTATGACAGTATCACGCTCTGGCGGTGCCTGGTACAATGATGTAGATGGATATATCCAATATGAAAGCGCAAGCAACACTGCTAGACTTGGGCGTATATATGATACAGAAATGGGCTTGCTTGTTGAAAAGACTGAAAGCGCCGAAAACCTTTATTCACGCCCGTCTGTTGGTGCAGTGGGTGATCATCTAAGCGCAGGCTCAAGCATTGCATCAATCGTTACAGATGCCGACAACCCATGTAAAAACTTGTCGAGCGGCACAAGCGTATGGGAGTTAGACAATAGCGGTGGGGGCGCGCCTGTAGATGTTGAGTGGGCTGGCGCAATATCAAGCGGCAAAGCTTCGGCTATGGCATATATTGAAACCGTTAGCGGCGATGCACCCACCTTGTCTATATCTGGCAACGGTACGCAGGAAACAGGCCACACGGTCGCAGGTTATACGCTATATCGCTGTGAGGATAGATCAGTTGGCGGCTCTGAAAATCTGCGCATATCAGTGCCTGCGGGTTCGGTAGTACGCGTAGCGTGTGTGAATCTACAAGCTTATGACTGTTTAACTTCATTCATTGATACAGCCGGTACTGCAGCGACAAGAAACGGTGATGATGTGAACTTTGACGCAGCGCACTATGCGGGGCTTACTGATGTTACAATTTTATATGACTTTACTCTTGTTGATGACAGTGGTGAAACAACCCATCTCTTTGAGGTGCGGGATAGCTCTACCAACGAACGCATCACATTTTGGCAAGGGTCAGGGGTTGGTCAAAACCACGTTAAAAATAGTTCTGGATTTATAGTTAATACAACAACCGCAGCGTATTTTAACAGACAGCGTTCACGTATAGCGCTTTCATATACAGACGGTCAAATCTATAAATCATTGAACGGCTTTACAGAAATTGACGACACAAGCGCGGGTCAAATTGATTTTGATGCTATTGCTGCGCAAGGCGCTAACGCAGGATCATTTCTTTCAATAAACAGGTCAGGTTTCGCACCTGCCAATGGTGTTGTACATAGATACACAGTTTATAATAAAGCTTTTAGCGAGAGCGCTACAAACAGCTTGACTGACCCCAACACAAGCAATGAGCTATGGATCGCCATGTTCGGTGATAGCAACCTGTATCGCTGGGAAGGCTTCTTTGACGGCGCACCGCAGGCCGCATTTATAAGCGCTCTTGAAGGCTCTTATTCTGGTGATATTAATATTGTAAATAAAGGCGATTCATCAAGCGCAGCCAATTACGATACAGCACAGGCGCAAGGCGTTGATTATTGGTCGGGTAACGGGGATAGTGGCGGCGGCACATCTTGGTTGCAAGCCATAGGCACAGATAACGGTTATTCAATTGTAGAAAACACATTTTATCAGAAAAAGAAAGTGGATTATGTGCTTGTCAATATCGCAGCCGCAGACATAGTTGGCATTGCGGATGCTGTGATTAATAAGGCTGAATATAAAGCTTCTATGCAAAACGTCCTTGATATTACGCTTGCGGAGTTAGGCGATCAGGTCAAGTTTGTATTTCAGTTCCCACCTAACGCGACAAACGGCAATTACACGGACGCAGCAATGCAGGACGTGCGGGACGCAATGCGTGAGCTGGTAAGTGAAAATGATTCAGTGATAGGAAGCTATGACCTTTATGATGTTACGCTTGTTGATAGCGTCCACCCTAATGAAGCTGGATTTAACAAAGCCGCCGCAAGGGCAGCGAACATAATCCTTAATGATTTAGGCCTAGCCGCATTAACCGAACCACCGAAGATCACAGGCGGCACATGGGGGCAAAATAAAGTTTATCTTGTCTGTGACAGTAATCTTACAGGTGATGACCCCGCATCCATAAGAATTGAAGATGATGGCGCAGCTGTGTCTATATCCAGTGTTGCTATAGAAGACAATATCATTGAGCTAACCCTTTCAAGCGTTATAGCAGAAGGCAGCACAGTAACCTATTATGTTGGCTACGGGATGATGAACGGCATAGTTGAAGCTGATGTAATCCGCGATACAGCCACAGGCTTGCCGCTTCAAAGCACGGGCGAATTAAGCAATTTAGTTTATGATGAAGAAATACCTGCACCGCCTATAGCTGGGTGGGACGGGTCTGAATTGACCTACAACGCAAGCGGCGATATAGCTGTTACAGGTGAAGACTATCCTTACGGCCTGTCTTACTTCAATAATGATAATTCCCTTGCTGTACTTGCCACGGGGCTACAAACAGTCCAAGTTTGGCAATTAGCGTCTGCTGGCTCCACCGTTGGTGCCACACGGGACTCCGACAAAGATTATAACCTTGGGGTGAATGCTAACGATATACGCTTCAAACCTGATGGCAGTGAAATGTATACAGTGGAGGGCGGCAGGTACCTGCGAGTTTACACTATATCAGGTAATGACCCGTCCACTGCATCAAATGTCGCTGCCCGTGAATTTGATTTTCTTGCAACTAACGTACAGGGGTTTGATATATCACCTGATGGCACGGTTGTTGTCGCATGTACAAGTGCAGCTTCTAATAATATACGGTGGTTTGAAACGCCTGTCGCAGGGGACTTCTCACAGCTTGTTGAGGACACCAACAAAAACATGGATATTGCGGATGCGCTTGCGCTATACGCTGTTAAATTCGGTGATAGTGGTGACGTTCTTTCAGTTATGGATAAAGTCCAAGACAAAGTGCGCTATTTTGACTTAGCAGCGCCTTATGACACAGAGAATATGACAGAAGACGTAAGCAAGGCCAAAGATATATCAGGACAAGAAACTGACGGTAACGGGGTTGATTGGACAATGGACGGCTCGAAAATGGTCGTTGTTGGCTGGTCGAGCGATACTGTTAAGCTCTATGAATAATCTTTATGCATATCAAACGCCAAGGCTTTGACGGTTTCATAATACTCATCCAGTGAAGGCGCACCATATTTGGGGCGTTCATATTTGTGTCCCATCAGGTCGCATTGTAAACGTTCATCCACTTTATGCATTCTTAAAAGATCCTGGAATGTGTGACGTAGACAATAAGCCGTTGTGTGCCTTCCTTCTTTGTTTTGAATAAGGCCGTTTTCTCTCATGTATTTATTCAAAGCCGCGGATAAAGAACTGGACTTACGATAATACTTTTTGAAACCTTCAGGATATTTTTGAAAAGCCCATAGCGCGGAACCAGCAAGCGGTATTTTCCGTTCAGAATGTGGGGTTTTAAGCTTAAGATCTTTCTTTGGGCGTATGTGAACATACGGAACTTCAGCATCAAGGAATATATCTTCCTTATCCAAGCCGCAAACTTCAGAAGGGCGCATGCCCGTACTGGCCATTATAGGTATCAGTGCATATGCTTCATCATTCAATGTTTTAAAGTTGTCCTGGTTAAGCAACACGTCACGCACGTAATCAATGTCGTAAGATATTCTTTTTCTTTCAGCCTGTTTAATTGTTACGTTTTTAAAAAGCGTTTCATTGTCCATATCTATTTGCAGCGTTTCTTTTATCGTTCTAAAGATTATGCGAAGATGGCCAAACTGCTTATTGAATGTATTGTCAATAATCTCACCCTCATCAAGTCGGTCAATCAGGTGTGATCTGAATTCAAGAACATGCTCACGCTTCAATTCACTTACAAGCCTGTCACCAACGATATTGATAAAATTCTGCAAAGCGGCCTTTTTAGGGTTTAGCTTTTTCTTTGCCTGTCTTTCGTCCAGGCCGAAGCGTTGATCTTTTGTGAACTCAACATATTTATCATAGCAATCGGAAAGATGAAGGCGCGGTTCTTCAACGCCACCGAACAGTGCGTCAAACTTACCACCGACCTTTGCAATAGATTCCCTGTTGGGCAAATCTTTAAATTGTTCAGACCTGGCTATCAATGTAAGCATAAGGTCTTCAGTTTCTTTCGCTTCTAATTCTTTAGAGGTGAGATACTTAAACCCATTTAACCTGGCAACCTTAACGGCACGCTGATATTTTTGCTCGTCCAGGCTTCCGCCGTTAATTCTTAGATCATCCCAAAGTGATTCTAGATTGTCGTTTATCTTAATAGCCTTGCTTTCAGCTATCTTCGGATCCTTCGTCCTTAGTGACTTGTAAACCTCATGCTTGCCGAACAGATCCTTAACGTCTGCTGGCACGCGGCGCCTATAATGGTAGTTGCCATTACTCTTTCTAAGCTGCAAATAATCCTGTATCAAGGCCTGTTTTTCTTCTTCGTGTTGCATTGTGTGTAGCATCTTGTGTGTCAAAGTGTGTAGCAAAAATGTTTTTAATTAGCAACTCGTTTTAGCTTAAAACGATAAAAAACAATCGAAAAAGCTTTATTTATATAGGCTTATATTACAGGTGAAAAATAACAATGCAAGGGCAAAATGGCGGAGGAGGAGGGATTCGA